TGAGTTTGGCGAGTGGTTACAGACTCGAGTAACTCCACAAAAGTTTCGTAACATTGTGGAATATCTGCAGAGTCCCAGTTCAAATACAGCAGCCCTGGCCGCTGCATTCAGCGCATTTTTGTTGCTGCATGATCTCAAAATGAACATTCTAAAACAGGCTGATACACAGCATCCTGGGCAAGAAGGCTGGGTCATGGCCACTCCTGCAGGCTATGCCAAGGCGGTGAATCGCTTTGATCCCAATGCTTTTGCTGCTCAAAATCGTCAGAGAAACAACCCTCAAGAGGCGTGATTTTTCCAAACTGACTAAATAAGTGCAGGGATCCTGTATCCCATTAACTTTAAAGGAAATTTATCATGGCAATATTTACAAAAGTAAACGGTACTACACAACCGTCATTCGCACTGGACGTAGCAAATGGTTCTATCGCTGGAACAGCCAACGTGGCAGCACAAGGCCCAGTTCAGATCCAAGGTCCAAAACTTGACTTCTTCACTTTGACAGCTAACGCTGCTCTTACCAATGCTGGTAACGTGAATGGTTACTTGAACAACGTGTTGACATCTGTTCAACAACTTGGTACAATCGCAATTTACCAAGCTGCTGCTGGTGCTGGCGTTATCAGCTTGGCTATCTATCCAAGTGGTGCTTACACCACAGCTACTCTAGTTGCTGCTGCTCAAACAGCCAATGCAACTGGTGGCTTGAACATTGGCATTCCAACTGCCAACGTGTCTGCTTCTGCAACATTCACTAACCTGTAATCAGTTTAGACCCCACAGCAACCCTGGACGTAAAAAATCCAGGGTTTCTTTTTGGCATTAAATACTCCTAGAATGAAGATAACATGCCGCACACTTTTTGATTGCAGTTTGACCGGGGTCACTGGACATTTTCGTTCCAGCGAGATACCATTCCGTGATCGTGTGGGACAAATGGTACACACACAAGCAGACTGGAATCACAGTAGAAATCAACAACGCAACTGGGAAACTCTGTTGCAGATCATTGGCCTGCGAACTCAGCCTCAAGACATCTCTGTACCCGAACATCGCAACGGCGTCTGGGAGTTTGAATTTAGATCAGAATCTCCGGGGGTGTTTGAAATGCACAACAATCCAGATCCGCTAGCAGGACTCAAGAGTGATTGTGAAGGCGTGCCCATGATGCTGAATCTTACTGAGCAACCTGCCATGGCTCCCACAATTGCCACGTCAGGCGCAGATCAGAACATTTGGTTCTTTACGGTAAATACACCACTGGAGTAATGATTACAAATGGCTGATACTACTGAAATTGAAAAAAAGAGCCTGGAAGCTCACGTTGAACTGTGTGCAGAACGCTACAAGTTACTGGAACTCAAACTGGACTCTCTAGAAGAAAAAATTGGTAAAGTGGCTGATACCATTACTGTCCTGCGCGGCATGATGGAAAAATCCACTCAGAAAAGAACCGATCAGCTGCTGAGCTGGGGCATAGGAATTATTGGTGTGTTGTTGGCCACAGTGGGTTGGTTGGCCACGCACTATGTCCGGACGCTATGATACGAAAACAACAGCAAAAACTTGACCGTTGGGCCGAACGTGAGCTCAGACGTCATGCCGATCACATTATCATAACTGATGATGACGGTGCTGTGATCGTGTTTGGCAAGTATCGTATTGTGACTGAATCAGACTGTGCTAGAGTTTATTCCTGGGATCGTGAAATAAGCTGTTTCAGCAACAAACGTGTGGCCATGAGCTGGTGTACAGCAGACATACAAAATCAGTACGGGCTGTGCAACATGATCATGATTCTAGACCGTAAAAAACAAACACTGGCCGCTGACATCTACTGCCGTAGCACTGTGGGCCGCCAAAGTCGCAACGAAGATTTCTACGAAATTACAACTACAAAAATTCAGCCAAAAATAGCTCAGTACAACTTGGTAAGTACTGAGCTGGAGAAATGTGTAAACCAGGCTAAATACATACAGATTAGAGGATTCAACAATGAAACTGACAGAACTATCGGCGCCTAAGCCATCAAAACAAATCGCCAAAGTATTCGAAAGTTACTTTGGTTCACGTATTAGTTTTGACCAACTTACTCGTGGTCAAACAGCACAGATGCTGACCCGGGTACGCGGAGTGTTGGGCGAGCACCGTTCCACCACCGCTCGCCACACCAGCGAACGTGACCCAAAATACTTGCAATTGGTAATGATGGAGCAAGCTCTATCCAGCCGCTTGCGGGAAGACAACCTGCCGATTGCACCTGCTGGTGCTGCACCTGTTGCCGGCGCTGCTGCACAGCCAAAACCTGCTGCACCCGGTACCGCTGCCAAGGATCCCAAGGTTGATGCTGCAATTAAAAAATCTGCTGCTGGACAAACACTCAACCCTGAAGAACAAAAACTTGTGGCTGGCGCTGCCATGATGGCTGCTGAAAGTCGTTTGCGCCGTGCAATGAAACGCCTAAACGAAAGCGAAGTTCAACAAGCTCAAGTTGTACTGGCTGCACAAGACATGGTAGACAAAATGCAAGGCATGCTGGAAGATGTTACAGAATTGCAATTCAAAGAACTGCCAGCTCTGGTTGATTCAATCAAGAATCAAGTGGGCATGGAACAGGCTCAACAATTCAACACAGATGCTACTGCTGCACTCAGCGGTCTGGTTGGTAACCTGCAAGGTGCCAAACAACAACTGGATGCTGCGCTGAATGTGGTAACTGGTCAGGCTGCTCCTGGTGGTGCTATTCCTGGAGCAGCTGATGCTGCCATGGCTGGTGCTGACATAGGTGCAGCAGATGCTGACATGGCTGCTGCTGATGACATGGGTGCTGATGCTGGTCTAGACGCTGCTGCTGCTGATGCTGGATCCGACATGGGTGCTGAAACTCCTGCTGCCGCACTTGGACGAGCACGTAGATAATGCGTATAGATGAAGTTGCTTCATCTGCTATTGCCACACCAGATCCTGCTACACTAACAGGTCTGGTGGCATTTCTAAACGGTCGTGCCAGTGATACCAATGCACAAAAACAGATCAGTCAAACAGCATTTATCAGTCTAGCACAAAGTCTGGACATCAATGTCAATGCTCAAAACCTGGGAGAGCTGATTGATCAGCCTCCATTGAGCAATGTACTAGAACCACTGGATCCCAATTCCGGTGTGATCACATTCAAAGGTGCCGAAACAGGCGCAACTGCAATGCCAGTTAATCAAGCACAAGACATAGTTGCAGCCGCTGCCAAGTCAGCAATGAAACGCCCAATGTAATCAAACTGGTTGACTAGTCAGTCCATCGGTAGTATACTCAACAAAAGGAACCTGTATGGCTTATTCAAATCAAGTAATCGATCACTACGAAAATCCACGCAATGTGGGTAGCTTTGCCAAAGACGATGAGGACGTTGGCACAGGCATGGTAGGTGCACCGGCTTGCGGTGACGTAATGAAATTACAAATAAAGGTTGACAATGATACAGGTATTATTACAGATGCAAAATTTAAAACGTATGGCTGCGGATCGGCTATTGCGAGTTCGAGCCTCATTACCGAATGGGTCAAAGGAATGCACATCGACAAAGCAGGAACAATCAAAAACTCCGACATTGCCGAAGAACTAGCATTACCCCCTGTCAAGATCCACTGTAGTATCCTGGCTGAAGATGCCATCAAGGCCGCTGTGGAAGATTACAAAAGCAAGCATGATCTCCTTAACTGATGATGCTGCTAGAAAAATAACTCAAACCATTCAACGTCGCGGCCATGGTATTGGAATCCGTGTTGGTGTAAGAACCACAGGTTGCTCTGGACTTGCTTATGTGCTAGAATATGTGGATACAGCACAGCCTGAAGATATCTGCATCGACTGTGCCAACTGCAAATTGTTTGTTGATCCCAAAAGTTGTGCCTATCTTCAAGGACTTGAAGTAGACTACACAAGACAAGGACTCAATGAAGGATTCAAATTTTCAAATCCCAACGAACGCGACCGCTGTGGTTGCGGAGAAAGTTTTAGAGTTTAAATGATAGTCAACCGATACAACTACACACCCATCAATAGAGAAACAATAGACGGCAAACGACACTACTGCCTGCCCGACGGCAGCAAGGTACCCAGCGTGACCACAATCCTGGACCGAACCAAGAGTGAAGAAAAACGTCAGGTGCTGGCCAACTGGCGCAAGCGAGTGGGCGAACAAAAAGCACAAGAAATTACCACAGAAGCAGCCAATCGTGGCACCCGGATGCATGCGTATCTTGAGCACTACATGTTGCATGATGACATGAAGCCCTTGCCCGGAAACCCTTTTGCACATCCTAGCTGGTTCATGGCAGCAGAAGTTATTCTGCAAGGCCTGTGCCATGTGAATGAATTTTGGGGCGCAGAAGTTCCTGTGTATTATAGTGGGTTATATGCCGGCACCACAGACTGTTTGGGTGTGTGGAAAAAGCGTCCTGCTATCATGGATTTCAAACAAACCAACAAGCCCAAAAAACGTGAATGGATTGATGATTATTTTGTGCAGTTGGCAGCGTATGCAGCAGCACACAACGAAACTCATGGTACCGCCATTGACTGCGGCGTTATTTTAATGGCCCAACAGCCGGACCTGCTGGCCGATGGCAGCTTGAGCAAGCCCATATACACCGAGTACGTGATTGAGGGTGATGAGTTTGCACACTGGACCAATGAGTGGATGAAACGAGTTGAGCAGTACTACGCCACACGCTAAATATGTGATACTTCAAGGACTATCATCGTGGCAATTGTACAAATCTCCAGAATAACTCAAAGAAAAGGTCTTGCAACTGACCTACCACAGCCGCTGGCCGCTGCTGAACTAGGGTGGGCAATTGATGATCGTAAACTCTACATTGGCAATGGCACAATTGCTGAAGGTGCACCGGTTATTGGCAACACCGAAGTACTAACTGAATTTAGTGATATTCTCAGCTATGCTACTGAATACATTTATCAAGGTGCAGCAGCAGGATATGCTGTGCAAACCGGTGCAACCACTGGAACTCCTGAGAGTCAAAGTCTACAGTCAAGACTGGACAGTTATGCAGTGATCACTGACTTTGGTGCCACTGGTGATGGAACCACAGATGTCACAGCGGCCATCAATCGCGCACTTTATGAAATATTTTGCCGTGAAGTAAATCCGCAAATTCGCCGCAGCATATTTTTCCCTGCTGGCACATACATTATCACAGACACCTTGTTGATTCCACCTTTCTGCAAGTTGTACGGCGAAGGTGCAGAATCAACTGTTATCAGCTTCCAGGTACAGAACTGGACCAATACCATTGCGTATGCCGCAGGCGTACTGGTATATGACGCGGGCACTGCTGCCTACTACAGAAGCCTGAGCGATGTGCCCATTGGCACTGCTATTGGATCTGCCACGTTCTGGGCTGCAGAATCATTGCCAGCCTACATGGCCAGAACCACAGACAGTCTACAACAATTTGGCGGAAACATTGGTATCAATAGTGCCTTGCCGCCAGGATCAGTTGAAGTGTCGGGAATGAGATTTGTAACCGATCAAGCTGCACAAAATGGTATCTTGATCGAAGCCGCAGACAATTGTGTTTTTGACAGTGTGTCCGTTGCAGGACCCGGCACAACTACTACACTGCAAACTGCCACTGAAGCCACCAGCTGTGTAGTCTGGGCTAGCACCGGAAGTTATATCTGTAAACACGTGATCTGGAACAACTGTCAATTCTCAGGCATGGTCTGGGGCACCAACACAGATGAACAGATCGAAGGCTGCACCATCAGCAACAGCACATTTGATACCCTGTACCAGGGTGTGTACCTTGGCAATGTGATAGCACCTGCTGTGGGACCAACTGGCATGAGAATTGTGCAAAATACCTTTGACAATGTGTACGCCGAAGGCATTGTGATTGCAAATGTTGGCCTCAATGCCAGCGCCTACAACACCTTCTATGATGTGGGCAACTGGTTCCAAGGAACCACATCTCCAGTTACTCCTGTGATTGATATCAATGGCAACAACAATGTTAGTGTGGGAGACATGTTTGAAAGAACCACCCAGTATGCCGATGCTCTACGCCCAAGAATCAAACTGAACAATCTCAATGGCATTGCCCTGGGCATGAATGTCAGTAACATTGTGTTTTATGAAAGCAATGTGGCGGATCTTACCGTGGCCAATCAGATAGCAGTGGGCACATATCAGCGTACCGCAGGCATACAGGACATTATTGCCAACAATTCTTCAGCCAACCTGGCCTACATCAGCGGAACATATATCAGCAGTTTTCAAATGGACTACACTATCATTCGTGATGTGTATCGACGATCAGGCACCTTGTCAGCAGTCAAGGGACAGGCAGCACTGGGCACAGGATTCACATACACTGACAACTTCATAGAAAACGGTGCTACAGGAGTCACACTGACTGCTGCTGCCGACGGCGCCAATGTGCTGGTTTCCTATTCTTCAACCAATACGGTTTCGGGCACAATCAATTATTCAATAACCAATCTCGGTTGATGTGGCCCTCCACCTTTGCCCAACGGCTTGACAGTTGGTCACAACTCCGAGCTCAAGCTGCTGAAGCCGATTCTGAATCGGCTCTGCATCTGATCAACGCCTGGTGGTTTTGCGCTCCGTGGCGTGCTTACCATTTGCACTGGGACGATCAGCCCACTTGGCCAGATCCCTGGCAATTATTGAGCGACAACATGTACTGCGGTCTTGCTCGCGGGCTGGGAATCGTGTATACTATAGCTATGCTAGATCGTGCAGACCTGCAGGATTCCCAGTTGGTAGACACCGGAAGCGACAATTTAGTCCTGGTAGACAAAAAGAAATATATACTTAATTGGGACCCGGAACAAGTGTTAAATATCAATCCGGGACCTTACAAGGTTCATCACAGTGTTAGTCAGCAAGAAATAAAACAACAAATTAGGTAATAATGAAAACAATCATAGTACAAAAGCGCAACGGCCTTCGCGAGCCGCTGGCGTTGGAAAAATGGCAGACACAGATTGCAAAAGTATGCCAAGGTATTGCAGACGTTAGTCAGAGCATGGTAGAAATCAAGGCACAATTGCATTTTTATGATGGTATTACCACTAGAGAAATTGATGGTATCACACTCAGAGCCATTGTTGACTTGATTGACGTGGAATCAAATCCTGGAGTTGGGCACACCAACTATCAGTTTGTGGCCGGCAAACAACGACTCAGCATGTTGAGAAAAGACGTTTATGGTACCTACACGCCTCCTCACCTGTATGACATTGTAAAGACCAATGTGGCCACAGGCCTGTACACACCCGAACTACTGGAGTGGTATACCGAAGCAGACTGGAATCGCATGAATGACATGCTGGATCATGCCAAGGACGAACAATACAGCTATGCAGCCATTGAGCAGCTGATTGAAAAGTACCTGGTAAAAAATCGTTCGACAGGACAAACTTATGAAACTCCACAAATTAGATACATGGTCGCGGCCGCTACTGTATTTCACTCAGAAGAACCGAACACAGCGAGAATGCGCTATATCAATTCGGGCGAAATGATGGCCAAGTATGCCAGCAAACGTGCTGGCATTGGCTTGGAGATTGGACGTCTACGTCCGTTAGGTTCACCCATCCGTGGCGGCGAGATCATGCACACAGGCATGATACCATTTCTTAAAAAGTGGTTTGGTGATCTTCGGTCATGCTCACAAGGTGGCATTCGTAATGCGTCAGCCACAGTGTTCTATCCCATCTGGCATCATCAGTTTGATGACCTTATTGTACTCAAGAACAACCAAGGCACGGAAGAAACTCGTGTGCGACACATGGACTATGGTGTGGTACTGAGTGCTTTCTTTTGGCGTAGATTTAAGAACAAAGAAAACATAACATTCTTTGATCCCAACGAAGTGCCAGATCTGTATCAGGCATTCTACAGCAACACAGAACTGTTTGAAGAACTGTATGTCAAATACGAAAAGCGCAAGGACCTTCGCAAGAAGACCATGAGCGCAGAAGAAGTATTCAAGGGCGGCATCTTGAAAGAGCGCACAGACACAGGACGTATCTATCTAGTGTTCATTGACAATGTGATGAAGCAGGGTCCGTTTGATCCTGAGTATCATACCATCTACCAGAGTAACCTTTGCTGTGAAATACTTTTACCTACTAAGTCTTTTAAGCGTCTCGATGATGCTGATGGCCGTATCGCTTTAT